TGCCCGGCAGGTACATCTTCACCAGCCGAGATACGCTGGCCCAGGCTGTCGATCCCTTCCAGGTCGTCGAAGGCATACTCCACGCCGCAGTTCTCACAGCGGGCGGTCTCGTAGCCGTAGGTGTTGTCCATGTAGGTCTTCACTTGCAATCCTCCAGTTGGCCAATGACATCACCCAGGGTCTCACCCAGGTCGAACATTGAGTCGGTGACCTCGTCGGCCCGTAGAGCTTTCTCACTGTCGGCCAGGTTGTCGGGCATGCTGTCGAAGTAATCCTGTTCCTCTTCAGCGACACCAGCCAGCTCGTTCTGGATGTCGTTCAGCCTGGATACCAGGTCGTCGATCTCTTTGCGTCTCTGCTTATTCATAGTGGTAATTCTCCGTCGTCAAATGCGACCAGGTCGCTGTCAGGGGTGATGACACCGTCATCTTCGAGGTGGCAGTCGTCGGGCACGTCTCGATCCAGCCACCGAGGTGACTCCGCGGCGAGCACGTCATCCACCACCTGGCGAACGACAGCGCGGTCATCCGGGGTGCGGGGCAGGTGTCGCCGGGCGGTGGCTAGATCCACAACCACCCCGGCGTTGGCCAGCGTGTTGGTGTCAATCGGTGCCACCGGATTGTGGGTCCGGTTCCAGGCCGCGGTGCTGTCGTGCAGCAGCTGCCTAGCACGGTCCTCACGGCTCACACGCGGCTGCTTGCCGTCCATGTGGCTAACGTGGCACTCGGTGCCGTAGACCCGCCCAGGGCCGTAGTAGCGAGCTTGTGCGCCCGCAGGTAGAGCAGCACCGCAGTCGCTGCATTTTGCGGGGTACCGCAAGCTTATGATGCGTCGGGCCATCGTATTTCTCCTGTTGTTCACCTGTCTCCTCAGTACCGGGCGGTGAGTCACCGGCAGACCAGGGCGAACCCTGGTTTCGACTATCCCCTGATCCACCCCCTCACGACTACTCGTGGCTCTTCAGCGATCCGAGCGACCTCGTGAACGAAGTCATTCAACTCGTCGTTGGTGAACGCATCCTTCGAGACATCGCAGCGTTCATCCGGGTCGATGTGACCGTTGCCAAACATGGGCGCGGACTGCAGGTACAGCACCCCCTCGAAGAACACGATCCAGCAGTAGCATCCGAACTTATCTACCTTCCACATTAGCGGGGCACCTCCGTGTTACCACCAGGCTTCGACCAGTCCTGTATCCCAGGGCTGGCCGCGATGGCCTCGGGGTTGATCGGCTGCAGCTGGCCAATGCACCGGCCAGTATCGGTGTCGTAGATCGGGGACGGCACCAGGGTAGGAGCCCAATCCTCGCAGGCCTTGAGGCGCACAGCAGGCTCGCAGCTGATCACCTCGTCGCCGGGGTAGTTGTCACCCCAGATGTCCAGGGCCTCGCCGACTGACCTCGCCGTCACGGTGACCGCCTGGCGCAGGCCCTGGTCTTTGTATTCGACGTAGTAGTGCATCTCGGCGGCGTCAGGCACCGGGTCATGATCCTCAGCCCAGGATGGTTGGTGCTCCCGGATGACATAGTCGGTCCCAGGCTGCACGGTCATGCCACACTTGTTGATCATGGCTATCCAGGCGCGGACACCAGCGTCGTCCACGATGGGGTCAGCCATCATGTAGAAGCGCGTGGCAACATAGTCACGGGCGGCGTCGGTGTTGCATTGGAAGCGTGCGCCCTTTGCGTCGGGGCGTAGTGTGAAGTCACTCATCTCATTCTCCTGAATGTTTTAGGGGTAGCGTGGAATGACCTGTTAGGGTCAAGCCGTGGATCGGGGAGCTGGCCCACCTGGACCACCTGGACACCGTCGTCGGTATCCATGGCTGCGCACCCGCGTACGTCTGCGGCGTTGTCATAGCCGCGTAGTTCATCGCATTGAGCCTGGGCGTGGGCTGGGTCAACGATGACCTCCCAGGTCTCCAGGTCAACGACACGGTTATCAAAAGCCCACTTGCACCAGCTGAACTTGCGACCCAGGCCACAGTGGTCCTTGCTGGGGAAGTCTTTGCCGGTGGCCAGGTGCGATTCCCAGGCACCGAACTCGACGGTGTCCCAGCGGCTGTGTCGGCCTGTTAGTGCGCCGTACTCAAGCTTGAGCGCGTCGATCAGGTTGGCCGGTTCATTCGCGGCCAGCCACCACAGCTCCCACACCTTCGAGGCCGGGCAGAAGTAGCAGGCTGACTTGGCTGGCACTTGCAGGCCCTCGGCCTGGATCGCCTTGATGCATTCCTTGCGGGTCCAGCCGAGCTGCTGCAGTGGATACCAGAACTCATAGTCCTTGAGCTTGGGGTCGCTGAGCTTGCCGTGGACCTTGCCAGCGCGCTTGCGGTCAGCGGGTGAGTCGTCGTAGCCGATAGCCTTGATTGGCTTGATACCGGCACCCCAGGCGTCCAGAGCAGGCTGCCAGGCGGGGCAGGCGTTGGGACCTTTGCCGCAGCCCTGGACATAGTAGTCCTGGGGCACAATCTTCCACTTGACTGAGCAGCTGTGCATACCGAACGCGAGCGACGGTAGCGTCTCGTTGGACACACAGTTGCCCGGCAGGTCGGTGTAGGGCGTGGTGTCCAGCGGGGTGTAGCTGACAACTGTCACCCTGGGGAATCCCTGCGCCTCAAGCCAGGCGTTCTGCCGAGCGATGTAGGCGTAGGTGATGTCTTTCTCAGCGCCGGTGTCAGCGAACATGATGAGGTCCGGGCGGATGCCCGCATCTCGCATGGCGATGAGCATGGCCATCGAGTCAACGCCCATGCCGTCAGAGACGATCAGGGGCGCGGCCGGGTTGGGGTGTGACAAGCTCATGCGGTTATCTCCTTCAGGGCGACCCGGCTGATGTGCAGCGGGCCGCGGATGTCTTCTTCGAGCTGTATCAGTTTGATCAGCAGGTCCGGCCGCCGGGCAGCTGCCAGGCGGAGGTCGTTGGGGCTGCCGAACACACAGAACTCACAGCTGATTCGCTGGTTGCGGGTGGCACGTCCCAGGTCATGGTTGTAGCCATAGTTTGTGTGGGGACGCTGGCCCACGGCGTGGATTTGTTCCCACACTTGAGCTTCAGTCCAGTACGCCAGCGGCCACCAATCCCAACACGTCCAGGTGTTGTTGTCGGGCTTCTTAGCGACCTGGAATTGTGACCTGGGGCGAGCCGCAACCATCTTGGCCCGGCGTCCCTTGGGTCCACCTTCCAGGGCGCGGATGCCCACGCAGTTGACGATGATGCCGTGCGTGACACCTCGCGCCTTGAGGTGGTTCTTCACAGCCTTCCAGATGGGTGCCGTCTTGAGGTCCGAGGTGCAGTACCGGTTCTGCCCGTCCGGGGCGGCAGACTTGTCATGCCTGTCGGTCCTGTCGAGCGTGGCACGGCGAGCCCTGACTGCACTGAAGAAATCCTTCTCGGAGCCGTCCTGGTGGATGGCGTCAGCGATGAGGATGTCGCGGTGCCGCGGGCGCACCGTGCCAATGATGTGTTCCTTCGAGTCGTGATGTTCCACCTCACCCAAGTCAGCATGGCAGACGATAATCTGCTCCTCCGGGATGCCGAGCTGCAGCAGCGCAATGTACTGAGCTTGGCTGTCCTTGCCACCCGAGTGCGAGGCTATGAACCATGCACCCTTGGCAGCCAATTCGAGGGCGTGGCTCGCCCCGGCTAGTGGTGTTACGAGCATTGGCATTACGCATCCTCCTGAAGGTAGGTGCCGCGTCGGATGGTGACGTCGATGACCTCGCCGGGGAACTGAGCCCACGAGTAGCTGACGGTGTCGAGCGCGTCCTGTTTGTCGTCGGTGAAGTACAACCCCGCCGTCAGAGATGAGGCACCCGGCGTGGGCACCTCGAACTCATCACAGTCGTTCTTGCGGATAGCTACACGCTGCCGTGCGTATTGGATAGCACTCATGGCTACACCTCCCACGTTGGGTTGAGCACCCACGTTGAGCCGTCCACCCGGAGCACTACCGCGTCGGCGGTGTTCCAAGGGTAGGTGACGGGTGTGCCGGGGCGACCCTGCACTGTTGCCCTGAAGCAGTCATCGACCCGTGGGTCATAGCTGACACGCAGCCAATCGCGGATGGGTGCCTGCGGGTCAACGTCCACGCGGGTGCCGTCGAAGTAGGCGCACACTGACCGCGTGCCTGACTCCTGACACTTGCGTTGAGCTGCGGGTTGGATGCGTGTCGTCACACCGGTCAGCACCACACTGTCCATGTACTCCGCCACCCGTCCACCTGCAGTGCGCACCCACTGCCCGCCAATGGAAGCTGAGGCTTGCTCGTGGGTCGCACCGCCCTTGACGGCTTTGAGCCACGCAGCCCGCTTGTGAAGGTTCCTGTGAACCCGGATGCTTGGTAAAGCGTTGATATCACTCATGTTGTCGTCCTCTTGTCCCCGCCTCAGTGACGAGGGTCGCAGCGACCCTAGCCGAGCATGGCCGAGCTTGCAACCCCCTGATCGTAGCGGCCTATCAGCCTCGGTGAGGAGGAGGGGCTGAGTGGATTCTACAAATCTGGATAGCAGCTGAGGATTTGCTCACGCGCCCGCACCCGCAACCAGTGGGGCTATCAGAGGAGATGCCCAGATGCTGACAAGCAAGCCAACACAGAGGCTGACAGGCCCGTGCAAACATCCGAGGGGGTGCCTCGGGGTCTCAGAATCTCAGCGGGTCCCATGCCGAGCTCGACAGTGAAACGGAATCAGCGACGACGTGGGACCGCCCCGTGGTCCCATCCCCCATCTTCGTCAGCCCAGCATTCCAGCACCCGACCTTAATGCTCATGTACGTACACTTCAGCCCAGCATTCCAGCACCCGACCTTAATGCTCATGTACGTACACTTTCACCGCAGACACTGAGAATTTATTCTGCTGGGAATCCACGCACTCAAAGTTGCGTTTCTTGGGTGCGTGACAATGCTCGGGTCTCGCTTCGAGACAATTTGACTATCGGCCGCAGCCAGGGGTAATCTCCGCGACCAAGGTTGCCGGTTTCTCCCCGGTCTCCTTGTTAGTGGTGAATGAGATGCCCTGGGGACACAGTCCCTGGGGCGTTTCTCAAACGGAGGCCCACATGGCTACGATACCGAACAGGAAACCCCGCCGCCGCGTCGTCAGCATGAAGTCGCTGGTGTTTGCTTTCGAGGGCAATGAACGCGCCTATCCCGTGTACAAGTTCTCAGACCGGCAAGTATTTGAGCGACCCAATCACAACCCATTCCAAGGGCTGTAGTCGCCAGATGAGTGAGCCCTGGGAGCGCAGAAACCCCCGTACGCCGTTGGTCCATTGGCTGCTGGAGTTTGAATCCGGCCAGGTGCTTGATAGGGTGCCTGAGTTCCTCCTGCCGAAAGGGTTGAGTGCTGCCGCCCGCTGGGGTGAGGATCCGATGATCAGTGCAGCGGGCACCGGGCGGATTGTTCCACATGAAACAATTGATCTGACCGGGTACTACGAGGAGGCGTCTGAGGTTTCGCCAGCCGCCTGGCACAAGCTACCGGAGATTCGCGATGGCGGAGGTTGAGCATACCGCCGTCACCAAGCGCAAGGCCAAGGGCAGTCAGTCACTGACTTATCCTGAGCGGCAGGCGATCAAGCTGACCACCGAGAAGTGGCGCAGATTCATTGATCATGTGGCTAACTCAGGCTACCGGATCAACGAGGCTTTGAAGGCCTGCGATATCAGCAGGGAGACTTACAACACCCACGTCCTCACCGATCAGAACAAGCGCGATCAGGTGTCTGATGCGAAAGTGACCTGGAGCCGTCGGTTCTGGGATGAGGACGTGCTTGATAATGTCTACATGTCCGTGGCCAGTGGCGCCACGGTCAGGGCCTCGGTCCTTGAGCATGCCTCACCGCTGCTGGAGACCGACCCGATCCGGTCTTTTTATGCGCTGCGCACCCATGATGTGGAGGTGGCCTCTTCGTTGAAGGCGGCCAGGCACATTGCCATGGAGTCCTACGCCGATGAGACCATGAAGATCGCTGATGACGCTACTGATGATGTGATCCAGTCCACCGACAAGCACGGCAATGCGATTGAGATATCTAATCCTAGCGCGGTGCGCCGGGCTGAGGTGAGGATCCGCACCCGGCAGTGGATGATGTCGAAGATTTATAGTGATCTGTACGGCGACAAGCCGCTGGTGGAGGTCACTAACAACCTCCAGGTCAATCATATTGAGCAGCTCGACGGTGCCCGGCGCCGAATGGAGACCGCCAACGACCGCAAGGCCAAGATGCTCAAGGACCCGTCCGTGGTGGCGCAGCAATGACGCTATTTGAGAACGGCGACCAGATCCTACCCACCGAGGGGTTTTTCACCATGCTGGAGGATCTTATGGGACCACCACATTGCCACATATGCAGCTCAGTCATGCGGTTCCTGGGGTACTTCTCCAGGGTGCGCGACGGGCGCATGGAGCGACTGCCCGAGTACGTCTGCGACTACTGTGGCAAGACGCCCACCGAGTCCGCCGGGTTCCAGGAGAAGCTCGCCGCGTGAGTGCAGCATCCCAGCGGGGCATGTCCGACTCGGAGTACGAGGCTGCCCTGGTTGAGGCCGTCGGCGAGTTCTACGACGATCCATTCGGCTTCACCATGTGGGCCTACGAGTGGGGCTCCGGTGAGCTAGCCGAGTTCCCCAACGGACCAGACGACTGGCAGGCCGCGCAGATGATTCGGGTCGGCGAGAAGATCCGCGCCAACCCCACCGACTACGCGATCCGTGAAGCCATTGCGTCCGGCCACGGCATCGGCAAGACCGCCGAGGTGGCCTGGCTGGTGAACTGGGCGATGGCCACCAGGCCACACCTGTCCGGGGTCGTCACAGCCAACACCACCAACCAGCTGTCCACCAAGACCTGGCGTGAGATCGCCCTGTGGCAGAAGCGCAGTTTAGTCGGGCATTGGTTCGTCTGGTCGGCCACGAGGTTCTACCACAAGGAGCACCCGGAGACCTGGTTCGTCGCGGCCGTGCCTAACACTGAGCACAACTCGGAGGCGTTCGCTGGCCTGCACGCGACCCACTCCATGATCATCTACGACGAGGCCTCCGGTATCCCGGATAAGATCTGGGAGGTGACTGAGGGCGCCATGACGGACCCGCGCGCGATGTGGTTCGTGTACGGCAACCCGACCAGGAACACGGGGCGTTTCAAGGACTGCTTCGAGCGCGACAAGATGCGCTGGACCACCCGGCATATCGACTCGCGCACCTGCCAGATGACCAACAAGAAGGAGCTGCAGGAGTGGCTAGATACCTACGGGGAGGACTCAGACTTCTTCCGTGTCCGCGTCCGCGGCCAGTTCCCCAAGTTGGCCGTGACCCAGTTCATTGCGACCGATATCGTCGATGCGGGGATGCGGTTCGAGATCGAGCTGGAAGCTTACTTCGCCATGCCGATCGTGCTCGGGGTGGACGTCGCCCGGTACGGGGACGACAAGACAGTGGTCTCGATCAGGCAAGGCCGCAAGCTGCTCACCCAGCTCAAGTGGCGCGAGCTGAATACCATGGAGGTGGCGGAGCGTGTGGCGACGCTGATGCGCGAGTTCAAGCCACAGGCGACGTTTGTGGATGCGGTTGGTATCGGTGCTGGGGTCGTCGATCGGCTACGACAATTGAACTACGAGGTCATCGAGGTCAACGCCGGTTCCAAAGCTATGGACAACGAGACCTACTACAACAAACGTGCGGAGATGTGGGGTCGGATGCGGGAGTGGATTCGCGATGGCGCTGACATCCCACAGGACCAGGACCTGCGTGACGCCCTGACCGGCATCGAGTTCTCATTCGACGACAAGGAGCGCATCCGCCTGGAGCGCAAGCAGGACATGAAGAAGCGCGGCCAGGAGTCCCCGGACGAGGGCGACTCACTGGCGCACACCTTTGCGGAGATCCTGGGCGACTTCTCCATCAACTACTTCGAGCCCGACGATCAGTTCGAGCCAGAGGAGTACGAGATATGATAATTAAACGAAATGAGCAGTGGCTGTGGGTCCTGGCCATGGCGATAGGCGTAATTGCGGTGGGCCTGGTGCTAGGCCTGGCCGGTGGCCCGGTCAGCCCTGATGAGATGGGTCCCAACTTTTTAAGATAGCTCGCGTGGCTCGAATGGTCAGGCGTCCGGTTCTGGCAACCGGTATATGCGGGTTCGATTCCCGCCGCGGGCTCCATGTCATGTGACATAACATAGGATTGAGATGACGACTAAGACCTTCCACTTCATGCCCTCATCGCTGCTCTGCAGCTGCGGGTACATCATGTACTACGAGGGGGTCTGGGCTGATCAGAAGACGGCCACCTACATGTGCATCTACGATAAGTGTGAACACAAGGGCGTGAAGTATAAGATGCCGACCCTTGAACTGGAGGAGCTGCCTGATGCCTAAGAAGATATCCGTCGCTAGAGCACGGCGCAAAGCGGATGAGAAGGCGGCCAAGAAGGCCGGGATACTGATGCCAAACGGTCAGCCAGTGGGTGAGGCGCCACAGCTGATCATCCCGCAGCACCACCGCGCCGACAACCGGGTGGTGGACTACAACGACGTCGAGATCAACGAAGGCAACATCGATCAGCAATCCATCGCTACCGTGGAGATGAACCTGGCCAAGCGGTTCGGCACCCGGCTGACCCGACTTTATCCGGGCATCGACTGGGAGGTTAAAGTGGACAGCAGCCTCGGCAGTGTGGTAATTAAGTGCCCAGACGTTTCGGCCATCAGTGGCTACCACATCTCGATGGAGCGGTCACCGCGTGAAATAGATGACATGCTCATGAAGGTTGGTGGGGAGATCCTCGAAAGGGGGCTCATGCCGCGGATTAACATTACGGAGACGGACGTTGAGGACAGAGAACGAACAATCCGGGAGGAGGTCGTTGACCTCGACAACTCTTAATGGCTGATCAACACAGACCCGACGACAACACCGAGTATCAACTGGGGGCCGACCAGACCTCCGAGCCCATCTCAGGCCAACAGCCTGCCTACGAACGCACCGCCCTGGATCTACCACCGGGTGAGAACCCACCAGCTCGACAAGCAGGCGCCACTGGCACCGACAGTCTTCAGGAGGATGAGGACGTCAGGATGTTCAGCGGGCCTAACAGCGACGCCTGGCTGCTCCAACGAGCTTCAGAGATGTACGGCGCCAGCTCAGACTATCTGGATGCCAACATAACGAATCAGTGGGAGCGGAACCTCCACCACTTCAACAACGAACACGCGCCAGGATCACCCTTCTCTAACACCAAGCGAAACATTAAAAGATCAAGGATTTTCCGTCCGAAGACTCGTGCCATGGTGAAAAAGTCTGAGCGGGGCCTGGCCGTGGCCGCCTTCTCCACCCAGGACATGCTGGTCGTCAAAGCACAGGACCCGCGCGATGAGATGCAGGTCATCTCCGCGCAGATCAACCAGCGCATCCTGCAGTACCGGCTCGACCACACCATCCCCTGGTTCCAGACGGCCATTGGCCAGTACCAGGACACCAAGGTCTACGGCATCTGTATCTCGCATGCCTACTGGAAGTACCAGGAGGACACCGACGTCCGGCCAGCCTTCGACGGCGACGGCAAGATGATGATGACCGACGACGGCGAGGGCAACCAGGTACCCGGAGGCTATGAGCATTACACGGTCAGGCACGATAAGCCCTGCATCGACGACATAGCCCCAGAGAATTTCCGCTTCGATCCCATGTGTGACTGGCGAGACCCGGTCAACACCTCTCCCTTCCTGATCTACCTCATGCCGATCTATCTCGGCGAGGCTGAAGAGCGGATGGAGATGAAGGACCCGAAGACAAAGCAACCCGTATGGCGCAAGCACAGCCGCGGGGCTTTACTCGGAACACGCGGCCAGGAGTACGACAGGACCCGCCAGGCGCGGGAAGGCCGGGAGCGGATCGACCCGGCAGATGAGCAGCACAGCAACTCGTTCACCACCTTGTGGGCGCACATGAACATCGTCAAGGTCAACGGCACTGACATGGTCTTCTGGACCATGGGCACCGAGCTGCTGCTGACCGACGCCGTTCCGCTGGAGGAGCTGTACCCACATCTGCGACCAGGCGAGCGACCATTCCAGGTAGGGTTCTCATCCATTGAGGCCCACAGGAATTACCCCGCCGGTGACGTCGAACAGTCGGCAGGCCTGCAGGAAGAGATCAACAACGTAGCCAACCAGCGACTCGACAACGTCAAGCTGGTGCTCAACAAGCGGTACCACGTACGCCGGGGAAGTCAGACCGACCTGGACGCCCTGGTACGCAACACGCCCGGCGGCGGTGTCATGATGAATGACCCCAAAGAGGACGTGGTGGTGGTGGACACACCTGACGTGACCAACTCCTCCTACATCGAGCACGACCGTCTGGCCGTGGAGATGGACGAGCTGGTGGGTAACTTCTCCCAGGGCAGCGTCCAGTCCAACAAGAATTTGAACGAGACCGCCGGTGGCATGGGGCAGATGTCCCAGGACGCCAACTCCGTCGGTGACTACTCGATCCAGGTATTCATGACCACCTGGATGGGGCCGGTCCTCAATCAGCTTTTGCGCCTGGTGCAGCACTACGAGACGGACGAGGTGGTGCTGTCCCTGGCTGCATCCCAGTCCGATCTGTGGAAACGGTTCGGCACTGACGTGGTAACCAACAAACTGCTGACCCAGAACCTGACCGCCGCTGTTGACGTTGGCATGGGCAACACCGACCCAGTGCGTCGAGTGGACCGGCTGGTCTACGGCGTCACTCAGTCGCTGCAGATCCCCGGCCAGGCCGAGCGCGTGAAGGGTGGCAAGATCACCGATGAGATATTTGGTGCGCTCGGTTACCGCGACGGCAGCCGGTTCTTCATGGACGACGAAGAGTTCAAGACCTACATTGAAGAGAACCCACCGCAGCCCGAGCCAGACATTGCGATCAAGCAGGCCGAGGTCGATATGCGTACCAAAGAAAATGACATGCGCAACGTGCGCGAGACGGATCGGCTGGAGATGGACAGGGAGCTGGGTTACGCCAAGCTCGCGCTCGAAGAGGGTCTGCGACTGAAGGACCTCTACCAGAAGCTGGACATCGAGACGATGCGTGACAAGACCACCCGCGAGGGCAAAGCCCTGGACGGCCAGATCCGCACCAGACAAACGAATTTACAGGCCGTTACTGCGGCCGGAGGATCTTAGAAATGTTTTTAGCCATCAGCTGGCGCAAAGTAGTTGACGTCGTGTTTGTGGCCGCCGTGGCCGAGGTAGTCGAGGTGGTGGAGGTCCTGTTCGTCGCGGCCGTGCCCGAGGTGGCCGAGGTCCTGGACGTGGACGGCGTCACTGTGTTGGTGCCCTTCGAGGCAGCTATACCTCAGGTAGACGCGGTTGCGCCGGTGGCAGCAGTGGCAGCAGTGGCAGAGGTGCCAGAGGTAAGCCACGAGGAACTCATGACGACCGACCTGGTCCATGGCAGCCGGGCCGCTGATATTGCTCGGAGCCTGAACAGCGGCGAGGATATGACTGACTACTTCGAGCTGGTCATAAACGCAAACCGACAGAGCATTCTGGCCCATAAGGTGCGAATCAAACCAGGTGTACGCGCTTCTGCGCCTGCACAGGAAACCCTTGAAATCGAAGCCAACGGCCAGGTCGTCGGCTCACTGGAGGTAGACGTATGAGCCTAAGAGCAAAAGTGGCGAGGCTAAATAGCGCCCGAGTGGACGCTAACACCAATGCCGCGAGCCAAGCAGCTGGAGGCACCACCGGGACGCACGAGTACTCGCGATCACACCCGTCCGCCATCGCTTCGCGCCAGGGTCAGATAGACGGCAGGGCCAGAGCTGAGACGCAGCGAGCTGCGCGCCAGGCACGGCGAGACGCAACCGGTGACCCAGGCCAAAGTCGAGCAGACCGGGCCAGGCCTGGACGCCCAGCAAGACCCTCCGGCCCTGCCGGTCGGCAAGGACCAGCAGCTCCGCAAAGTGCAACGAAGCCACAGCGCAGATCGAGGTCTGACAACGCAGCGCATGGGCGCGCGGGCAGACGCAGTGGCTCCCCTCGATCACACATTCTGGGGCGAGGTAACATAAGCACCTGATGGCTGAACCCAACTACAGTAATATCGATTTCGTCAACGACGCCGAGCGTCTATTCTTTGAACAAGCTCGGCTCGGGATCGCGGCATCAGAGTTTATCCGCAGCGATGTAGGCCGATACATGCACGGCTGTGCCAGACAACAGGCGGATGAGGCGAGAGACAAGGTTTTACTGCTCAACCCTTACATCCCCGAGGACCAGGCAGCGATCGCCAAAGCCCAGGCCGATGCGGCTTGTGGCCTGGCTTTCATGCGCTGGTGTACGGACTTAATCCACGTCGGCCATGAGGCCGAACAATCACTCCAGGAATATGATAATGGCTGAACCTACCCTCAATGAGGATGCTTCACAGCAACAAGCTTTTCCAGACCCCGAAGTACCAATGGTTGACAAGCCTGGTGACGGCGGGGAAGATCCGACACCTGCGGTCAGTGAACGAGACGAGAAACTGGCCGACCTGTATGCCAACTACGATGGGGCAGTGCAGGAGGAGATAGACGAGCAGACCCCGGAAGACTACCTCGTCGCCGGGATGGTGCCGCCGGATGTCCAAGCTGAGCCTCCCGAAGGGGACGCAACCAGCCGACTACCCGGAGAGCAACAGGCTCCTCTAAATCCAGACGGCGCGGAGTCGGTGCAACCGATGCACCCAGCCCCCGCCGCCAACAATCCGCTGCCAGCGGAGCTGCAAGGCAATCCACTGGCAGACTTCATCGTCATGCAGGGCGACGTGCCCATGATGAAGATGAACGTAAACGGGCAAATGGTTTACCGGCCATTAAGTGAGGTACAGTCTGCGGAGAACTCGATGTCGGCGGCTAACGTCAGACACAGAGAGAACGCAGCCTGGCAAAAAGACTTGCAGTTACGTGAGCAAAACATGCTGGACACCCAGCAAAGAGCCACGGTTAGTCAGCCTTTACCACCCGCTCCTGCGGACGTAAACGACGACGCACTCTTAGCGAAAGCTCAAGAGACCATCTCTGAGATGTATCAAGGAGATGAAGAACTAGCAGCTCAGAAGCTGGTTGAATTTGTAAAGAACTTGCCGCAAGCGCAACCCGCCCAGCAAGTGAATGCGAATGAGATCGAGACGAGAGCTGTAGCCAGAGCGAAGCGCGAGATCCAAGAAGAAGGGTTTCAGGTTGCGGTAAAAGACGGATGGAACACGTTCGTCAAAGACTACCCAGACCTGGCCTCTGATCGAGGACTGGTGCGATACGCTGACGGCCTGACCGATACGATCGAGGCGGATCACCCTACGTGGAATCCGACTCAGGTTATGGCCGAGGCTGGGGTACAGACACGCGCGTGGAGGGATAGCTTTAAAGCGCCCGCCCCCGTAGTAGCTGATCCTCTTAGAGATCGTCGTGAAACGAAACGGGAACTGACGCCGCTTCCATCGCCGAAGACCGGTCGCCAGGAGCCGGAGCCTGAAGAGCCAGAGCAGACTCCAGCGGATTACATCGCGGAACTTAGAGCGTCTAGGGGCCAGGTGTAGGGGTGATCGTAAAAAGGCAGTAGCTGCGTCGCTTATTAAGGAGCGAAGCTTATGGCTGGCCAAGTATGGCAAACCAACAGTCTGGGTGGATTCATGTTCGCAGTGAACTTGAGTCGTAAACTCAGAACAGCTCTTCAGCCCATGGTACGTTTTCGTCAATTCTGTGATGCCCGTGAGGCGTTCGGACTTGGCAAGGGTGAATCTTTCAACTGGAATATCTACAGCGATGTTGGTACCCAGGGTGGAACCCTACTGGAAACAGCTGTCATGCCTGAGAGCAATTTCACTGTCGCGCAACAAACGCTGACAGTAACCGAATACGGTAACTCTGTGCCGTTCACCAAGAAACTGGATGATTTCTCAGAACATCCGGTCACAGAGATCATTCAGAAAGTACTGAAGAACGACGCGCGTAAGGCCCTGGACACTGCTGCGTACAACCAGTTCAATCAGGCGCTTCTGCGTGTCACCTCAACCACGGCCAGCGCACTGACGCTGACTACGAACGGCACCCCCTCGGGCGTCGCGAGTCATGTGTTGAGTGCGGATCACGTCAAGGTTATCGCTGATACGATGGCTGAGCGTGATATCCCTTCTTTTGATGGCAACAACTATCTGGCGGTCTCCCGCCCGACGACCATCCGTGCATTTAAAGACGAGCTGGAGCTTTTGCATCAGTACGTTTCGGAAGGTTGGCATGTCATCATGAACGGCGAGAAAGGCCGTTATGAAGGTATTCGATTCATCGAGCAGACAAACATTGCGTCAGCGGCGTACACCAACTCCATTGACCAAGTGTTCTTCTTCGGATCTGACACCGTTGTCGAGGCTTTCTCGGTACCGGAAGAGATTCGCGGAAAGATTCCTACCGACTATGGTCGGTCCAGGGGTGTCGCGTGGTACGCGAACCTGGGATATGGAATCGCGCACACGTCGGCCGCCCAGTCACGCATCGTGGTGTTTGACTCAGTTTCCTAAACTGATCAACCCATTAACCCAAGGAGGGTTAAGATATGTCTGGATTTTATGATGGTGTATTGGGGCGAAGAACTTACCGGTTCGATGCCTTAACGATCACAGCCGCTGCAGTCATTGGACGCATCCAAGGACCAGAAGGCAAGGTTGGTAAGCTCGTCGGCTTCGAGTACGTGCTTACGACCGGTGTCACAGTTGGTAATGCAGGACTTGATATGGACACGGCTGCGGGTCTTACCGCGCCGTTCACGACAGCTGCGGAAATTGCTGCGATCAATACCGGCGGTGCGGCAACGCAAGCCGAGCTTGATCTTGCAGATGAGTTCCCTGCTGACACCGTAATTGAGTTGTCGTCTGACGCAGCGGCTACGGCCGGTGCAGCGGACATTACCGTAACCATAGCCTGGTACTAAGACGTACCTGGGCAAGTATCTTAGGAGGTACTACGATGGAAAATGCACACAGCTCCTGGGGAGCAGGATCGGCCAACGGCGGATACTCCGCCCCAGGTCATTCCAACGAAATGGTGCGACCTTGCTTTGAGCGCAAGGAAGGCAGCGGGGTATCCCACGGGCTATCCAGCTACGAGTCTTTCGACTCAGAGAACCATGGTCCGGCGTACTGTTATGCGCGCAACCCAATCACGGGTAACGCGAAAGAGAACGTCAAGCCTTACGAGTCCACCTACAATTCTAAGGTGAGCGAGAAAGGCATCAGCATGGATCTCTTCTAAGAGAGACTGCAAGTCCACGCGGACTCCCCTTCGGGGGAGTCTTTGCCATGGAGGAGAAGATGGGAATGCATCCGACAAAAGATGTGCCTCAGCCGTACACCTACAAGCATCTTCAGATCAATGAGATCGACGAAGACAATGTGATGGGCGGGATCGAGGAACGGTTCAGTGCGCATGCCAGCGAGACTGAAGGCGTTTCCGGGCGCAAGTCAATCGACACCTGTTACGAAAACACCAGCGTGGCCACTGTAGAGCAGCCGCGTAGTCTGGGTGGTGGACCTAAACCCCCGTCAGACACTGATCGAAAACAGTTTCCACATCGCGAACTCTAGGAGAGCACGTTGCCAAAATTAGACAAACGAAAGCCATATAACGAAGTATTAGAACTCGGCAAGCCGATTCAGTACTCCCAGTTAGGTCACATATTCAATGGCGCCGGTGAGGTAGTCCGCGAGGACCCGACCTATGTAGCTGCTCAGGCAGCTGAGGCGTTGGAGACGGTGGAAGCTGCCCAGGAAGAAGCACCGGAGACTTCAGCCGCTGAAGCTCGCCTTGGTGATTTTGGAGGCGACCCAGGTGCCTCTGAGGGTATGACTGATCCAATTGAAGACGCTAACCGAGAGAACGCTGCTGCGCTGCAAGCTGATTCCCAACAAGAGGGCTAAACTTGGCAGACTTTCTTACGTTGGTGCAGGACCTGCATCGGGAATCCGGTGCGTCAGGTCTCGCGCCCACAACGGTCATCGGCCAGACGGGTGAGAACGCCCGCCTGGTGTCATGGGTAAAACAGGCTGATCGGTTTGTTCAGGACCTGTGGCACCGGTGGAATTTCCTGCGCTTCGAGTACAGCGCGAATACCGTCGCCTCCCAGCGAGATATCACCAAACCCGCGACAATTCAGACCTGGGACCTGGATACCTTCTTTGTGGACGGCGATCCTATGGAGGCCATCCACTACAACGACGTAAAGCGTGAAGTGTTCGATATCACCATCGAAGAGATCCCTTGGCGGGTCATCATCATGCCGAACGGCGACCTCAGATTCGATCCAGTGCCTGACGCCATCTACGCGATCACGGCCGACGCCTACCTGAACCCGGTCACGCTGACCGCCAACATAGACATTTCGCTGATACCGGCAGCCCTGCACCAGATCATCATCGGCCGGGGGTTGATTCTGTACGGCAACTACGAGAACGCGCCGGAGATCAAGGACCAGGGCGAGGAGCTTTATGAAGAGTTCCTGGGCCGGTTAGAATCGCTGGAGCTGCCGAGTCAGGACGGCGCCAGGTACAAAGGCAGTGGTGGCTTCTTTGAAGTGATCGCGGAGTAGCGCCGTGGTTGCAAGGAACAGACGACCCAGGAACGACACTCGAATCCAGTACTACCCACTGGGCGGCGGCCTCGACGTCGTCTCCCCGGCACTGTCTGTGCCGCCAGGCTTCGCGTTAGCGATGATCAACTTCGAGCCCTGGTACAACGGTGGCTACCGACGCATACCTGGCTACGAACGATTCGACGGGCGTCCTCGCCCGCACTTGCAAACATTCATAGGTTTCACTTTAGATACGACCGTTGGTTTAGTGGCGGGTACCACAGTGCTCACAGGGGACGCCTCCGGCGCCTCCGGGCTGGTTGTAGCCTTCGATGCCCCGACGAACTCAGTAGCTCTCACAAAAGTGACAGGGCTACCATTCACCCAGGGCGAGACCTTCAACACCAGTTCATACACGATGGACGCGCTACCCGAGGCCGGGGTTGACGTAGCCCCCACCGAGGACCTGCTAAAGACATACCGGCTGGCGGCGGAAGATGAGTACCGGGCCGACATTGCCGAGGTCCCTGGCGCGGGGAATGTCAGAGGCGCCTGGCGCCGGGACGCAGTTAGCTTCGCCGTCCGAGACAACATCGGGCAGACGGTTGGGATACTCCATAAAGATTCAGCCACCGGTTGGACCACCACCGGCATCACCATGGCCGAGACGATCCGGTTCGACACAGGCATCGCTGCGGGCGCCACAGTCGTCGAGGGTGACACACTTACCGGCGGGACCTCAGGCGCGACAGGCACCATCCACCGGATCATCCTCAACGGCGGGTCAGTGGCCTGGGACGGGACTGGCGAGGGGTACTTTGTACTGACCGGCGTTGCAGGTGGCCCGTTCCAGAACGGCGAGGTCCTGGAGTCACCGGCGCTGACCACGATCGCGAACGCGAACGGAGTGAACAGCGAGTTCGCCCTCTCACCTGGCGGGCACTACCGGTTCCACAACCACAACTTCTTCGGCGGGGCAGCCACCTACAGAGCGTACGCCTGTAACGGGCTGGACCCGGCCTTCGAGATCGATGAGAACAATATCGTCTCGCCAATTCTGATGCCGATCAACCCGGAGACGGGGACGGCGCCAGCCAACAACACCCCCTTTGACCTTGAGGAGCACCGGAACCACCTGTTCCTGGCCTTCCCTGGTGGGTCTGTCCAGCATGCAGTGCCTGGGCTGCCCCTGTGCTTCAGCGGGTTCTTAGGCGCAGCTGAGTTCGGCCTGGGCAACGACGTGACAGGGCTCAACTCCGTGGCCGGTGGCGTACTTGTGATGACCACCGACAGGGACACTCAAGGGCTGTTCGGCACCGGCGTCGCGGACTGGGAGAAGAAACTACTCGGCGAGCAGACCGGCGGGCGGCTGTTCACCACCCAGAAGATTGACACGGTGTATGCCCTGGACGACCTGGGGATCACTAACGTGGCCAGGACCGATGCCTTCGGCGACTTTGTAGGCGCAACCGTATCTCAGCTGGTGCAGACCATCGTCAACGCGCAGAGGGAGTTCGTCACAGACTCCACGATCGTGCGCGAGTCCAACCAGTACCGGGTCTACTTCACTGACAACTCAGCCCTGGTTATGTACGTGCCCGCGGGGCAGGTGCGCTCCCAGGAGTTCGGTGGCCAGCGCACAGTGGAGTTCGGGTTCCTGTCGTACGACCGGCCAGTCAGCAAGATATACAACAGTGAGGATGAGACCGGCAAGGAGCGCACGTTCTTCTGCTCCACCGACGGCTTCGTCTACGAGGACCAGGTCGGTCGCAGCTTCGACGGCGCCAACATTGAGTCCTATGTGCGGCTGCCTTTCCACTTTGTGAAGACACCGGCCTACCGCAAACGATTCCGCCGGGCTGACCTGGAGCTGCAGGCGCTCAGTACCCTGACACTCAAGTTCACCTCTGACCTTTCCTATGGTGACCCTGACATCGGCACCGGCCAGTCCACGATCACCACCGTGGATGTGCCCGAGCTGGATGTGTTCGGTGGCGGCGGGTTTTGGGATTCTGATAACTGGGATGAGTTCCTGTGGGACGGCAACAACATATCGAGAGCGCAGGCGAACCTTACCGGGTCCGGCGAGAACATCGGTTTCCTCATATTCAATGACTCAGCTAAAGAGGACCCATTCATCCTGCAGGGGATCACGCTGCACTACGACATCAGAAGGATCCAAAGGTAATGGCCAACAACTACTACAATCGTGTAGGCGACTTCGTCCCAGGCACCCGTGTGAGATCAGGCAACGTCGATGCCGAGCTAGATGCGGTGGCGGTTGGGTTTGACCTTTTGCCTACAGCAGCTGACGCCCTGACGACAGGCAAGGCGACCTTTGCGGGTGTCTCGGCCGGGACGGGGGATGCTTACACTGTGAGCATGCCAGACACACGTCTCTCGAACGCCAATGGCGACGAGGTGGTGTTCTTCGCAGACAGAACCAACACCGGCGTGGCCACACTCAACGTGGACAGTCTTGGGCCGATCAGCATGGTTCGGACAGACGGGGTTGTGCTTGCTGCGGGGGACATACAGCTGGGGGTTCTTTACGTCGCCCGGTACGACTTAGCCAATACCCGGTTTCAGCTGACCAGCCCCAGTGCCAGTTTCCTCGCTGCAGCAGCTGCCTCGGCCGCCGCTTCAGCAGCCAGCGCGGCCGCGTCATCGACCTCCGCGGGGGATTCAGCCGCCAGTGCCGCGGCGTCCCTGGTCAGTGAAAACATAGCGGCTGAGTGGGCGGCCAATGTTGTTGACAACGACATATCCACCTCCCCAGGCCAGTTTTCCTCTCTGCACTGGGCGAGTGGCTCATCAGCCTGGGCTATACAGGCCGAGGACAGCGCGATCGTTGCCAATTTTGGTGGGGATGGAGCCACCACCTTTTCAGCACTTCACTGGGCGGCCAAAGCAGAGGCGGCTGCGGCCGATGTCACCCAGGTCACCGGCACCGGCACAGACTTGCCGAGCGCACCGGGCACGTCTAACGCGAATCTCCCATGGCGGAATATCAACAACATCGACTGGGCCACAGTCGGATTCAACGCAGATTCTGTGTTCAACATTACTAACTTTGCTCATGGCGGGGATGT